AGCATTTAAGAAACCTGCTCTGAATAAGGACTGCATCAAAGGAAAACACCCTGACTGGGTCTATAGTGGTGGTGAAGATGGATAGCTGTAAGTATTGTGGCGATGACATGATGGGAGACGGGTATACATTGCCCTTTCACTGTATTAATGCTTTAGAAGAAGATTGGTGGTACTCCGCTCCTGATAGTGGACCATACTACTGTGACTTTGAGGAGAAAGAAGATGGCGAGAATTAAAAAACGAGATCACGAAAAACTAACAGATAGCAACATAGCACACGTTATCACTCTGTTAGAAGGCGAGAAACCTATCACAAAGAAAGAGGCTTGCGGTATATTGCATATATCGTACAACACTACACGCCTTGCAAAAATTATTGCAGACCATAAAGAGCACATTGCATACAAAACAGAGCGCAAGAACCGTAACAAAGGTAAAGCCGCTAGTGAGTATGAGATTAAGGAAGCTGCTACTATGTACTTGAAAGGCAGCACTATCACAGATATTGCACAGAGTTTATACCGCTCTGCGGGGTTTGTGAAAGCTATACTAGAAAGACTAGGAGTACCTACTAAACCTTCCTCTGTAGAGGAGCGTATGAATGTATCATACCTGCCTGAGAATTGTGTAGCAGAAGAGTTTGCTCCTGGCGAGCTTGCTTGGTCTGCCAGATACCATGCTATAGTAGAGATACAACACGAGCTTAGCCCTGAGTACGCATTAAATAAGAAGGGTTTGGTTGATGGTATCGACTATGAAAAGAAGTATGGCTCTAAGTGTTATGCTACCTCAGTACGTGAGTGTACAGATGACATGGGTAATCCTCAGGGGTTCTTTGCTTTTGATCTTGCACAGGACTTAGGTAAGTTAAGTCATCTTGAGAAATATGGCGTAAACCTTGCAACAATTTAAAAAAACTTCTTGACAAATACCTTAAAATTCATCTATAATATCATTTCAAAATTTGAAAAGGAAACCAAAAATGGGCGACCGATTCTATACACAACAACTAAACAGAAGGAAAAGACCAATGCCTTGGACAGACGAAAGCAAAGCCGAAGCAGTTGAATCATACACTGCCGCTAACCCTACACCCGAAACTAGCATGGAAATTGTAAAAGAGATCGCTGACGATCTTGGAGAGTCACCTAACGGTGTTCGTATGATTCTAACTAAAGCTGGTGTCTACGTTAAGAAAACTCCTGCCGCTAAAGCATCTGGTGGTTCTACTGGAGGCACTCGTGTCTCTAAGCAAGCCGCACAGGACGCACTCGTTGCTGCCATCACTGATGCTGGACAAGAAGTTGACGAAGATGTAGTAAGTAAATTGACTGGTAAAGCAGCTCAGTACTTCACAAAAGTACTAACAGCTAATGCCGACTAAATAATTTACGATCCTGAGATCGCTAGGGAGTTAGTTCTCCCTAGCTTTTTCTTTGCCTAAACAAACGACCTAAGAGTATGCACGTAGTAATTATTGTTGCCAAATGCTACCAAAGGAGCTCAAGTGAAAAAGCAAGAATTAAAAAATCTCGTTGCCGAATACGGTGATGCAGTAATTACTTATAGAAGTGAAAACTCAAATAAGTTGAAATATAATGTATGTACACTAGACTTTTCTACTCCATACATTCAAACGAAAAGGAACAGAGCTAAGGAAACTGACAGCAATTTACTGTTGTTTTGCTGGGACACTGACTCTTATCGCCTTTTGAAACCTCAAAGTGTAACCTCAGTAGTACCATTATCGTCTATTCTTAAAAACGAGAAGTAGTATGGAAATACATCAAGCACCCGAAAAGTATGAGCGGGTAATTCATTACGATGAAGTAAAAGAGCTTCAAGTTCGTCTCACCGTAAGTGAGTTTAGGGGTATAGAATACCTAAGTTTGCGCAAGTATTACTTGGACTTCTATACCGAAGACTGGATGCCCTCAAAAGAAGGTGTAACTATCCCCATAGACTTTCACAACTCTAGAGAGCTCTTCTCAGGGTTAGTAGAAATTTTATCCCTCGCAGAAGCTAAAGACGTAATCAAAGAACATTTCTCTGACCTGTTAGAGGATATATACAAATAGTTCTTGACATTTCCTCAATTTTTCGATATAATACTCTCATAAAATTTAATAGAGGAAACTATGAAAGATTTACTAGATATGGCTTGTCTTGCATACTATCAAGATGGTGATCCTATTCTTACTGATGCTCAGTTTGATAGGCTTGCAGAGTTACACAACTATCATAATGTTGGCTACACTCCTACAGATGGAGTACGCCATACACATCAAATGTATTCCCTACAAAAATGTTTTGATACTCTAGACTCTCCTTTTGGTATTCTTACCGATAGCGTAGTTTGTAGTGTTAAACTTGATGGTGCAGCAGTTGGTTTGACATACGTTAATGGTCAACTTACTCAAGCTCTTACGCGTGGAGATGGTATTCATGGTAGAGATATTCTTGATAAGATGCAACATCTTGTTCCTGAGTTTATACAGATTAAAGGTATAGTGCAGGTTACAGGAGAAGTAGTAGCTCCCGATAGAATTGAAAACGCCAGAAACTACGCTGCGGGGTCACTGAACCTTAAAGATGTAGAGGAGTTCAAAACTAGAGAAGTCTTTTTCTATGCCTATGGTATGGAAGATGATGGTGACTTCATGGGTGATGTAGAGTACGGAGATACATGGCAAGTTCGTATGGAAACTCTGAAAGATGATGGGTTCAATACTGTGCATACTCATATAGTAGATGGGTTTCCTACAGATGGTTTAGTCTACCGTATCAATGATACCTACGACTTCAATGCTATGGGGCACACTGCCAAGCATCCACGCGGGGCATTTGCTCTTAAAGAGAAACAAAGTGGTGTGGTTACTACTCTTAATGACGTAGTATGGCAAGTAGGTAAATCAGGGGTAGTTAGCCCAGTTGCAATTCTAGAGCCTGTAAAGATTGGGGATGCTACTATCTCAAGAGCCACGCTACACAATTTAGACTATATACGAGAGTTGGATCTTGAGATAGGGTGTAATGTAGAAATTATACGTTCAGGAGAAATTATACCAAGAGTAGTAAGACGAGTATGATAATAATAGATGACTATCTAAAAGATAAAGAACTACTAGAAAGATGCCGCAGTACTGAGGCTTGGAATATTTTAGCTAGAAAGGCAGAAGTTCAAAGCGAGAATATGAAAGTCTATGATCTTGTCCATGGTACTCCCGCAACTGTATGGGAAGAAGTAATAGAGCTTATATACAACGATAGTAGACTAGAGCTTAAAAAGTTTAAACCAAAGACAGCAGAGTTTTGGGGTAACGTATTGTCAAGAACCAACCAACTAGATTGGCACAAAGACAAAAACGAAAGGCTAATGGTAGAAAAAAATATTATGGTACACCCCCAAATAGGTGTTATTTGGTACCCTAAGGAACACGAAATAGTGGGGGGTTATCTAGAGATAGACAGAAAAGACTATGCACAAAGCTTTGAAAGAATACAACCCGTACCTAATAGAATAATAGTGTTTAACCCATCTACTTTTCATAGGGTGTCAAAAATACTCTCTGGAACTAGATATGGCTTTCAATTAAACTTATGGTAAACAAGAAAAAAATAACTCTTGACTTTTATCTTAAAATTACTTATAATATCTTTTCAAAATTAAGGAATAGACTATGCAAACAATACAAGCTCCAACAAGTTGCCCATCGTGCGACAGCGTGCTTGATGTAGTCAATAATCTTTTATTTTGCAGAAATACATCTTGTACTTCACAAACTCATAAAAGGCTAGAGCACTTTGCAAAGACCCTCAAGATTAAGGGGCTTGGACCAAAAGCTATCGAGAAATTGGGGGTCGCAACTTCACAAGAGTTGTACTTGCTAACTCTAGATGACTTAGTCCTTCTCTTAGAATCTGAGAAAATTGGTGCGAAAGTTTTTGATGAAGTTCAGAAGTCCAAAGGTGTCCCACTGAATGTAGTTCTACCTGCCTTGTCAATACCTTTGATTGGTAACACAGCCGCTAAAAAGTTAGCTACTGTGTGCGATTACTTAGCAGATATTGATGAAGAAAGCTGTCAGTCAGCAGGGCTTGGCCCTAAGGCAACAGAGAACCTACTTCAGTATATACAGGAGAATGTAGATGCGCTTCTAGCTCACCCATTCTCTTTTAAGTTCGAGAAGCCAATAGCAGTAGCTAATAAAGGCGTAGTATGTATCTCAGGCAAGTTAAAATCTTATAAAACAAAGGCTGAAGCCACAGAGATGCTACAACAACAAGGCTATACTGTAAAAGGTTCTTTAACGCGAGACGTAACCATTCTAGTTAATGAGAGTGGTATAGAGTCCGCAAAAACTAAATCCGCCCAATCTAAGGGCATTCAAATCATAACTAATCTATTAGATTTCTTGGAGAAATAATAATGGCATTACCAAAATGGACAGACGAGCGTACAGCAGAACTTACATCTTTCGTAGGTGACGAGTCTCCTGTATCTCAATCAACTGTTGCACAAGCAGCAGATCAGTTAGAAACTAGCCCACGCTCAGTTTCTAGCAAACTTCGCAAAATGGGCTTCGACGTAGAACTTGCTTCTGCATCTGCCTCTCGCGCGTTTTCTGACGCACAAGAAGCTACTTTAGCATCTTTTGTTGCAGACAACAGCGGTCAGTACACTTATGCTGATATCGCTGCACACTTTGAAGGCGGTGCCTTCTCACCTAAATCAATTCAAGGTAAAATCTTATCTATGGAATTGACTGGTCACGTTAAGCCTGCTCCTAAGCCAGAAAGTGTTAAAACTTATACTGACGCTGAAGAAGCTACTTTCATCGACCTAGTAAATGGTGGTTCTTTCGTAGAAGAAATTGCTGAAGCTCTTGGCAAAACTGTAAACAGTGTTCGAGGCAAAGCTCTTAGCTTACTTCGTGCTGAGTCTATCGGTGCAATTCCTAAGCAGAAAGAAACCAAAGGCGCATCTAAAGCTGATCCTTTAGCTGACCTTGGTGACGTTTCAGGCATGACTGTTGAACAAATCGCAGAAGCGATCGACAAGACTGCTCGTGGCGTTAAAACTATGCTTACTCGTCGTGGTTTGGTTGCTGCCGACTACGATGGTGCTTCAAAGAAAGAAAAAGCAACTGCATAAGTAGTTGTTAAATTAAGAGCCCTTGGGGTAACTCAAGGGCTTTTTTCGTCAATTCGGGGGAATTTTGATTGAATATTGCTAGTGCTCTAATAAAGCAAGTGCTTGAGCTACAGGACTTCGAGACCTGGACTAGCTGTCGCAAGAACTATCTACCTACGGAGTATCACACTCTGTATGGTATTATAGATCATCATTGTGAAAAATATCACAAAATGCCCACGTTTGACGATTTAAAATACGAAATCCGAGATAGTGGAGTACGAGAAAAGTTATTTGCGATTGAGGCCGTTGAGGTTGATGCAGATGCTTTCATGCTCCTTGAGTATCTAAAGAATGAGTACGCTCAGAAAGAGATACTAAACTCCTTGGAAGAGTATGTTGACCAGTCAGTAGCTTTTGAAGATGCTGATGAGTCAGTAGCTCACCTTCATCAAATAGTTCTAGATGTCGAAGAAAAAGTAGACCTAGAGCGACCGCAAGATAGTATGCAACGTATATCCTTGTTTGAAGATGAAGAAGAGTTAGGAAATTATCTACCCCTTGGTCTCAATACTGAGTACGACCACGAAATTCAGTTCTCTCCTAGAGACTTGATTCTTGTTGGTGGTAAACGAGGGGCAGGTAAATCCGTTGTCTGTTCTAACATTGCTAACAATGTTTTTAATTCAGGCAAGACTGCTGTCTTTTTCACTATAGAGATGGACAGTAGATCAATTCTACAACGATGTTGTGCCATAGCTACGGGGATTCCATTCGCCAGATTAAGGACTAAGAATCTTAATGTAATCGAGTGGGAACGCGTAGCAACATGGTGGGCAAATCGTTTCTCTGATGGACAAGAGCGTTTGAAAGAGTACAAATCTAATCGAGACTTTGACAGGTTTCATCACGATCTAACAACTAACTGTGAGCTTCTCCCGACTCAGCAGTTAGATGTGATCTATGATCCTTCTTTAACTTTATCACGAATACGTGCAGAGCTTGACAAAAAAGTCAAGAGCATGAACGTAGGCGTTGTTATCGTAGATTATATTAACCAAGTAAAACGCTCTAGTCTTCCCTCACGTGGCGGTCAATACGACTGGACAGAACAGATTGAAGTTAGTAAAGCTCTAAAAGCTATGGCACAAGAATACGAAGTACCAGTATTCAGTCCGTATCAAACTGATGCAACAGGCGAAGCAAGATTCGCAAAAGGCATACTTGATGCAGCCGATGCAGCCTACGCTCTAGAAACATGGGAGCAAGAGGATAATTGCGTAACTTTCAACTGTGTTAAGATGCGAAGTGCATCAATGAAGTCTTTTACATCTAAAATGGACTGGGAAACCCTCAAGATGGGTCCCGAGTCTAGTCCTACTCCTAAGGAGAGAGAAGATGCAGAAAACCGTTCAGATGAGCCAATAGACGACATTTAATAAAATAGTTCTTGACTTTTGCTTAATCTTTTGATATAATATCTTTTCAAAAATTAGGAGAAGTATATGATTGTTATTGGAAGTACTAATTACACACCTAGTGGTCGTAAGAGAAAGGTTCATAGAAAAGTAAAGAAAGCACAGACTGCTTTCAAACCTCTAAACCAAACTAAACCTTATCGTAGGGAGACAGAGTATTATCCGTCTCAGCCTATGATGGGTGTCGCCTCTAAGTCTGATGATAGTTACAAACAAGAAGTATCAAAATCATATACTCTAGCCCCTGCCTACAACAAGGGTGCATACCAAGTAATACCAACAGAAAACATCAAAGACATCGGGAGATAGAAATGCCAATCAAATTTAAAGAGTCACAAAAAGTAGTAGTAGACCGAAAAAGTAAGAAAACTAAAGTAGTACACTTCTATATGAAAAACACTCCCACTGCGGAGCTAGTGAAAGAGTTAGAAAGAGCAGTACCAAAAGTACAACAAAAAATCCGTAATGAATTAGTGAAAAGAAACGTAGCCGTATGAATGTAGAAGAGCTGTTGGATAGAAAAGGAATAGAGCATATACCAAAAGGTCAAGACTTTTTGGTACGCTGTATCAACCCTGAACATCCCGACCGCAACCCTAGTATGCGAGTGGATCAGATTACTGGAGTATTCCAATGTTTTAGTTGTGAGTACAAAGGTAATCTATTCACGCATTTTGGGGAAAAGGCAAACCAACTGCAATTGAAGCGTGAACTGTTAAAGAAGCGTATATCCGAGAAGCGCGCTGAAAGCGTTGGTTTGTCTTTTCCCAAAAGTGCAGTACCTTACATAGGAAACTGGAGGAATATAAAGCCGGAAACCTACAAACGATTCGAAGCCTTCAACAGTGTAGATAAAGACTTCACTGGAAGAGTCGTTTTCCCTGTTCGTGATATGTCTGGAAGAATAGTCGCTTTCAATGGTAGACATACAGCCCAAGGGATTCCGAAATATATGATTACTCCAGCTGGGGCAAGGATGCCATTATATCCAGTAGTAAAACCATTGCAAGGTTCAGTAATACTTGTAGAGGGTATATTTGATATGATTAATCTGCACGATAAAGGTTTAGAGAATGCAGTTTGTTGTTTTGGAACAAAAAATATAAACACAGATAAACTATCCATGCTAAAAATACAAGGGATAGATAGTGTAGATATATTTTTTGACGGTGACGATGCCGGACAGCAAGCTGCATCTAAAGTTAAAGAGATGTGCGAGCAAGTCGAAATGGTAAGTAGAAATATTCACTTAAAAGATACCGACCCAGGCGCATTAACAGAAAATCAAGTACACAAACTAAGAGATAAATTATATGCCTAAAGTTGCATTAGTAGAAACTAAACGAAGTAAAACAAGATATAAACATGAATTTGACCACGCTTTTGAGTTTGACCAGTACCAATTGTGTTCAGACCCAACCCTCAAAAAAGTATTAAAAAAAGACTGCGACATTCAAATCGATATTGATGCCTATGACTGGATTATTCTAGTAGGCTCTGACGCACTTAAATACTTCACTAAGATTAACTCAGTAACAGAGTACTCTGGTAAGTGCGTAGATGAAAAGTTTTTGCCTGTCATCAACCCTTCTATGCTTGCCTTTAAACCAGAGGCTCGTGGTACTTGGGACACATCAAAAGAAAGTATCATAAAATATATTGCAGGTGAGATAGAAGAAGTAGTAATTACAGATAGTAATGCTCGCGGTATACAAGATACAGCAGAAGCAAACGCATACTTTCAAGCTGCTATTGACTATGACTGCGATTACATAGCACTCGATTCCGAGACTACAGGATTATATCCTAGAGATGGTCATATGCTGGGTCTATCGTTATCATACAAAGCCGATGAGGGAGTTTATATAGACACCACGTGCTTTGATGAAGAATCAGAAAGACTCATGCAAGAGCTGTTCGACAAGAAGCTAGTAATATTCCATAATGCTAAATTTGATATAGCATTTTTCGAATATCATTTTAATTTCAAATTTCCTCGCTTCGGGGACACTATGCTTTTACACTATATCATTAATGAAAATGAGCGTCATGGCTTAAAAGAGCTTTCTCTCAAATTCACTAAGTATGGGGACTACGAGAAACCCATGTATGAGTGGATGGATAAATACAGAAAAGAGCATGGTATGCTAAAAGGTGACTTTACTTGGGATTTGATTCCGTTTGATGTAATGTATACTTATGCTTCTCTAGATGCTGTATGTACGTTCTTGCTTTACGAAAAGTTTAAAAAGATACTAGAGAATCCTAAGCTGAAAAAAGTATATGAAGAAATACTTATTCCTGGCTGTAGATTTTTAACAGATGTGCAGGACAATGGTGTGCCTTTCGACAGCACCCGCCTAATAGCATCTCAGGATATCATGCAAGCAGACATTGATGAAGCCGTTGCGGGGTTGTATCGAAACCCTAAGATTGCGCAGTTCGAGAAACTTCAGGGCAAGCCTTTTAATCCCAACAGTACAGTACAATTACGGTCACTTTTGTTTGACTTTATCGGTCTACAGCCTACGGGCAAAAAGACGGGTACTGGAGCTAACAGTACGGATATTGAGGTACTTACAGAATTATCGAAAGTATCGGAAGTACCAGGCTTGATTATTGACATTCGCCAAAAAGGTAAGATCAAAAATACTTACCTTGACAAAATTATTCCACAGCTTGATCGTGATGGCAGATTGCGTACAGGCTTTAACTTACACACTACTACCTCTGGTCGTTTGTCTAGTAGTGGTAAACTTAATATGCAACAGTTGCCTCGTGATAACCCTACTGTAAAAGGCTGTATCAAAGCTGCTCCAGGGCACAAGATAGTTGCAATGGATTTAACAACAGCAGAAGTATATGTTGCGGCAGTACTAGCGAAAGATAATAACCTTATGGATGTGTTCCGTAGTGGAGGTAACTTTCACTCCACCATTGCACACAAAGTATTTAAACTACCTTGTGCAGTAGAAGAAGTAGCGGAGCTATATGGCGATAAACGCCAAGCAGCTAAAGCAGTAACCTTTGGTATTATGTACGGTGCTGGACCAGCAAAAATCAGTGAACAAGTTACCAAAGATTCGGGTAAGTATTTTAGTAAGCAAGAAGCTCAAGAAGTTATCAGCGATTACTTCAACGAGTTTCATAAATTAAAGAAATGGATTGAAACTAACGAAGATTTTATCAAAAAGAATGGATTTATCTATAGTTATTTCGGTCGCAAACGGAGACTACCAAATGTCGCTTCCAAAGATAACAGTGTCGCGAGTTCTAGCGTTAGGAGCGGTCTTAACTTTCTGGTGCAGTCTGCTGCTTCTGATATTAACCTAATGGGCGGTATTGATATGAACGAACATATCAAAGCCAAGAAAATGAAAAGCAGAATCTTTGCTCTAGTACACGATAGTATTTTAGCAGAAGTTCCAGAAGATGAAGTGGAGGAATACTGTGAGTTACTTCAAGCGTATATTCAACAAGATAGAGGTATCTTTATACCGGGTGCACCTGTGGGTTGCGACTTCGAAATTGACACTGATTATTCGATGGGTAAGTATGAAAAATTATATGGCTGATTGTTGGAAGATTTGGTGTAAATCCATAGGCGAGAAAGCGTTCTCCGACAATAAAAAAGCAGACAAAGTAGCCGTACTTAGAACAGTATGGGTGTTATTTCAGGCAGTTACCTGCTGCTTTATTATAGCTTCAGGTATGGTTAATTTAGGGTGGATATCATGAGTGGTGGACTAATAGCAATCACAGGATTTATTTATTTATATGTTGGCTTAGAGCAATACTTTAAGTTTAACAATGTACCAATGTTATATACATATACAGGATACGCATTTGCAAACATAGGTTTGTATATAATGGCTAGTAAGTAATGGTTATAACCTACAAGCATCTTCTAAAATTAGAGTTTCCTATCTATTTGCTTCCTCATGATGATTGGAGCTTTTCTGATGGACTATTATTTTTAGACGGAAAAATTGTAGACGATACGAACATGGAAGGTAACAGGCTTGGTAAAAGACGTTTACAAACGCCCTTTACTGAGCTTTTCCCTTTAAAAAGCCAAATAGACTCTTTTCAAGGGCTATTAAAACAAAGCAAAAATACTTTTATAGATAGTAATGGAATACCTTTTATCTATGAGAAAACTATAAGGTGCGACTTACGCTACTATAGAATACAGAAACAAGAACTACGAGAGGACTGCTGCGTACTTTGGCTAGTAGGAGTTCATCAGCCATTCACAGTACCTAGGCCGCCCGAACGAGGTTATTCTTTTGCTGGAGTACTGTTACTAGGGGGTCTGCCTTGGGTTCTCTATGACTATTCACAGATAGCTAAAAAAGATACTTGGAGAAAAGTATGAAAAAGTCTATAAACGTATATTGGACTACTGACTTAGATAGGATGGCTGCGGCTGCAAACCAAAAAAGCCCTCAACCTGTTACTCTCTCTGAGTGGGAAGAGGAGCCTTTCATGTATTGTCCCTCTCTAAGGGATTACTGTAAAAATGTATTTTCTGTCAATTCTAGAATTGATTTCAACCCTCTTATATACTCTCCCAACCAAGAATTCTTTTTGAAAGAAGAGGAAGAAGAGTTTGGTTGTTATTACCCTGAAAAATACCCAGGATCAGGAAAAATAAGAAACACTTATAGCATGGAATATCTTTTATATTTAGTTACAGATGAACCAAGCTTAGACATAGAAATTACTCAACCTTTTTTATCTAATACAAGTTTCAGCAATAGTTGTGAGATTATTCCAGGGGCGTTTAATTTAGGAAAGTACTCTAGATCTATTTCTCTGTCCTTTCAGGTTAGAAGTTTGAATGCAACAGAAATACAAATAAAAGAGGGGGATGCTTTGTACTATATAAGATTCAAAACAGATAAAAAAATAAACTTTATTCCCTTTTACCCAGAAAAAGAAATAATGGATGTGTTTAATAATATGAACAATTCAAGTAAGCTAAAAAGTGGCTCACTATTAAAACATTATGAGAACTATAAACGATTCAATACAAAAAAAGTATTGCTAGATAAAATAAGAGGTCAATTAAATGAAGGTTAATATTGTAAGCTATAGTGCTGCCCCTTCAAGAGATAAAACGCCTCTTGAGTTGGTAGCATATTGTGCACGTGTAAGTAATCCTAGTAATCAAAATAATAGTGCTACATCGGAGAAGCTAGTAAAATATCTAATGAAACATAAGCACTGGTCTCCTTTAGAAATGGTAAATGTATGTTTAGAGATAGAGACTACTCGTGATATAGCTAGGCAGCTACTTCGTCATAGGTCTTTTACATTTCAGGAGTTTTCACAGAGGTATGCAAACCCAGACCAAGCATTTGATGAAATGTTTGAAAAAAGAGAAGCCCGTCTACAAGACCCAGAAAACAGACAAAACTCTGTAGAAGTAGACGACTTACATATTGAAACAGAGTGGTTTCGCATACAGAGTAGAGTGGAGTGGATGGCAGCAAAATCCTATAAGCAAGCACTAGCACTAGGTATTGCTAAAGAACAAGCCAGAGCATTGCTACCAGAAGGACTAACTAAGTCTAGATTATATGTAAATGGCTCTTTACGTAGTTGGTTGCATTATATAGATATTCGTTCTGGTAATGGTACTCAAAAAGAGCATATGGAATTAGCCGTAGCAGTAGCAAAGGTTATTTCTGACGTATTTCCATTGGAGACAAATGAAAGCAGTAATTAGTAATAGAATATATATGGAAGTTCCTATACCTCTACAATTAGAGATCGATAAGGAGCTTACATATACTATTGCCTCTCATAATCCTAATGATCCACCTCAGGTTATCAAGAATATGTCTATAATACGATCGGGTTTAATTTCTATACCTATCGGAAGAATGGATTTGATACCAAATGATTATGAAATAGTCGATAAACGTATAGCCCCGAAAGTAGACTTTCCTGAGTTTAAGTTCGATTTACGGTCAAGCCAACAAGAGGTATATGATGACCTCGAAGACAACTGTATAGTCAACGCTTGGGTCAGTTGGGGAAAGACTTTTACAGGTTTAGCTATGGCGGGTAAGCTCGGTCTAAAAACACTCGTTATTGTTCACACTGTACCTCTGCGTAATCAGTGGGCAAAAGAAGTAGAAAAAGTATATGGTATTACGCCTGGCATTATAGGCTCTGGTAAGTTTGAAATTGATGCTCCAATCGTTATCGGGAATACACAGACTTTGTACCGTAATATTCCGAAGATAGCTAAAGAGTTCGGCACAATTATACTAGATGAAATGCACCATGTTAGCAGTCCGACCTTTTCTAAACTTTTAGATACAAATTACTGTAGATATAAGATAGGTCTGTCTGGTACTATACAAAGAAAAGATGGCAAACACGTTGTGTTTAGAGATTACTTTGGAAATAAAGTCTATAAACCGCCTAAAGAAAACTATATGCAACCAAAAGTGCATTTAGTCGGGTCAGACGTAAGATTTATGGATGGAGCTAAGACTCCATGGGCTAATAGAGTTACTGCTCTTGCCTCGAACGAGGAGTATATACATACAGTAGCGATGCTAGCGGCAGCCTACGCTGCAAAAGGGCACAAAGTGCTCGTAGTTAGCGATAGAGTACAGTTTTTAAAGACCTGCGCCAAACTGGCAGGCGAAAAAGCAGTTTGTGTTACAGGTGAGGTTCCCCACGAGGAAAGAGAAGAGATAATAGATGAAATTAAGTACAAAGACAAGAATATTTTATTCGGAACTCAAGCTATATTTAGTGAGGGTATCTCTGTCGATGTCTTATCCTGTCTTATTCTGGGTACTCCCATTAATAACGAACCTCTTCTCACTCAGTTAGTGGGTAGGGTTATAAGAAAACGAGAAGGTAAAGTACAGCCCGTAATAGTAGACATACAACTAAAAGGTAATACTGCTAAAAGACAGGCTTCTAATCGGATCGGTCATTACATGAAAGAAGGCTATGATATTTCGTACATTTAGAAAAATAGTTCTTGACAATTCCTTAATTTTTTGGTATAATAATGTTCTTATTTAATTGGAAAAAGATTTATGAAGCAGCGGAGGGTAGCTCTGCCGCTTGTGTAGAGATAATAGATATGATGTACTATAAAAAGATACCATACAATGCGTATGATTCTCTTTATAAGTATAGGAACGATGAGTTTTCGGGAGATTCATTTCTGCTCCAACCCGGAATACTTTTGGAACAAGCCTTTAGGTTTGAGTCAAAAGAGTTAGCAGTATACATCGCATTAGCCGCTAGACGCAAGTTGGCTGATTATATTGCTTTTGGATATAAAACTTTGAGTGTGCGTCACGCTCCACAACTAACACAACTTATAGAAGACAACAGACTACTTTATATTGAGAATGGACAAATCCATTTTATATATGAAGAAGCCCAACGGAGAAATAAAGATGGCAATTTCGTTTAACAAGCAAAAAGGTTCTGCACAAAAATCCTCAAATAACTCTTACAAGTATGTAGATGGCGACAATAAAGTACGTATTGTTGGTGACATCCTTGCACGCTATGTTTACTGGATTAAAGGCGAGAACGATAAAAATTTACCTTTAGAATGTTTATCATTTGATCGTGATGCAGAAGCATTTACAAATAAAGAAAAAGACTGGGTTCGTGAGTACTACCCTGACCTTAAATGTGGTTGGTCTTACGCTACTCAATGTATTGACCCTAAAGATGGTCAAGTTAAAGTTTTAAACCTAAAGAAAAAACTTTGGGAGCAAGTAATCACTGCTGCTGAAGATTTAGGAGATCCTACTGATGTAGAAACTGGCTGGGATATTTGCTTCAAGCGAGTAAAGACCGGACCATTAGCGTATAATGTAGAGTATCAGCTACAGGCTCTTAAATGTAAGCCTCGTGCATTAGATGATGAAGAGTTGGGTGCAATTGCTGATCTTAAATCTATGGATTTAGTAATGACTCGACCTACTCCAGACGCTCAAAAAGAGCTTCTTGATCGTGTACGCAAAGGTAGTGATGATAATGTAGATGAGTCTTTAGAAGAAGAATTTAAAGTAGGATTTTAAGGTAGTATGATACTATTCACAGCGGACTGGCATATAAAACTGGGACAAAAGAATGTCCCAGTTGACTGGGCAATAAACAGATACCACTTATTCTTCGATCAAGTTTACTTGTTGGAAGAAGAGGTGGAATGCCATGTTATTGGTGGAGATT